ACAATAACTTCATTTTATCCAAATGGTGATTCGAGTATATCTATTCCATCAGAATTTGTTACTTATTGGGAAAGTCAAACAAATATTTCAAAGGTTACTGGAGATTATACCGAGACTACATTACTAGAAACTGGTAGTTATGGGTTTATTAATGCAAATGCATATTTAATAGGAACTGGTTTGGATTCAGATTTATTTTCTCAATCAGGATTAGCTGAAACTGGTACGGTGTCAGCAACTTCTTCTGCAATAACTAGTGTTGAAACACCTTCATTCAATTTTATAAATGTTTCAGGTACTCCTACAGTTAATAAATCTATCAAGACTTCAGATGGTCATTGGGTTGAATTATTAACTATAGATGAAGAATCTATTCCAAACAATTTATTTGCTCAAAATATAGAAATAGAAACATCAGCTGACGGTGGTATTGTAGATTTCACTGAAACTAATCCATTTGGGACATTCTAATGTTAGGAACAACTTTTTATCATTCATCTATAAAGAAAATAGTTTCTGCCTTTGGGACTCTTTTTAATAATATTTCTATAGAAAGAACAGGTAGTGGTGGAAACACAGAAAAATTAAAAATTCCCCTTGCATTTGCCCCAAAACACAAATTTGTGCAAAGAATAGCTCAAATAACTAATGCGGAGTATACTGGATCTGAGGTTCAGGCAACTACTCCTAGAATGGCTTTTGAATATACTTCCTTGGTGTATGATCCAACTAGAAAATTAAATACTGTGCAGAAAACGGCAGTCGTGAAATCTGGTTCTAGTACTACTTTGGATAGGTATTATCAACGAGTTCCTTATATAATGGATTTTTCATTGTATTTGTGGGTTACTAATGCAGAAGATGGGTTACAGGTTGTTGAACAAATATTGCCATATTTTACTCCAGAATTTTCTATAAGTATAAATGACATATTAAAAACAGATATCCCTATTGTTTTGACTGGAGTAGAATTTGAAGATACTGCTTTGGATGGGGATATGGACACTCGTCGAAGAATTGAATGGACTTTATCCTTTACGGTTCAAACATATTTGTTTGGACCAAAAACAAATCAATCAGTTATTACTAAACCCGTTACACAATTTTATCTGCAAGATACTTCTCAAGTTAAAAAGATAAAAATTGTTGGGGAAGGAACTGGTTATAGTGATGCGACTTCAGTTGCTGTGTTGGGTGGAAGTGGTACTGGATTAACAGTTGACATATTGACATCTTCCGGACAAGTTCTTAAAGCGACAATAAAAACGCCTGGACGAGGGTATTCTTTAAATGATATCATTGTTATTAGTGGTGGAAGTAGTGATGCTAAACTTAGGGTTGAAGAATTAGGAATGTCTACCATACAAGATGTTGATGAAATTAATGTTGATATGGATCATTCATTCAGTAGACATCAAATAGTAACAGAACCTACAGATGCCGAGGCAGATGATACGTATTCAACTAATGATACTATTACTCTGAACATATAATGGATGTAGAAAAGAAATTAGACGATTTTTTAAATGTTGATGGTAGTATAGTGGATGTTTCTACTGGGGAAGTTGTCGATACTCCTAGTATAAATACAAATGTGGAAGAGAGGTCTATAGACCAATCAACTGATTATAATTATGCTAGAACTAATTTTTATTCTTTATACGAAAAGGGTATGAGAAGTTTGGATGATTTGCTTCAGGTAGCCAAAGATTCTCAGCATGCAAGAACGTATGAAGTTGCTTCCGGAATGATTAAAAATTTGGGTGAGTTGAATAAAAGTATTATAGAACTACAGAAAGATATGAATGATATTCAAGGCAAGGATAAGAAAGTTCCAACTAATGTTACTAATGCACTTTTTGTTGGTTCCACAACAGATTTACAAAAAATGTTGAAAAAACAAAATTCAGAGGAAACTAATGAAGACTTATAAAGAATTTAAAGAATATCTAGACGAACTTGAGGAAAAACAAAAAAGGGTTGTTCGTGGTGGAAAAAAAGTTACTATAAATATTCCTACAGTTAAAAAACGACGAACTGCTACTCAAAAAGCCGCTGATAGAAAACGTGGTCGTCAGATGAAAAATAAGAAACAGAGCCAAAGTACGATTAGAAAACGATCTCGTAGTATGAAGAAAAGGTAACGTGTGAATATAAATTATCTTGGAAATCCATTATTAAAAAAATCCAATGTTCAAGTAGATTTTACTCAAGAACAAATTCAAGAATATATAAAATGTGGTGAAGATCCTAAATATTTTATAAGAAACTACATGAAAATAGTTCATGTAGATAAAGGGTTGATCCCTTTTGATTTATGGGATTTTCAGGAGGATATGGTTGATAACTTTAATGATAATAGATTTGTTATTTGTAAAATGCCTCGACAAACTGGAAAATCAACTACGATAATAGGATTTTTGTTGCATTATGTATTATATAATGAAGATACTAGAGTAGCAATTCTTGCTAATAAAGGTTCTACTGCTAGGGAATTATTGGGTAGATTACAGTTAGCATATGAAAATCTACCGATGTGGTTGCAACAAGGTATTGTGGAATGGAATAAAGGTAATATAGAGTTAGAAAATGGTTCCAAAATACTTGCTTCGGCAACTAGTTCTTCTGCTATTAGGGGTGGAACATTTAATATAATATTTTTAGATGAATTTGCATTTGTTCCCTCAGGTATTGCGGAAGAGTTTTTTAGGTCTGTATATCCTACAATATCTTCGGGTAATACTACAAAAGTTTTGATCGTATCCACTCCTAACGGAATGAATATGTTTTATAAAATGTGGATAGATGCTACCGAAAAACGTAGCGATTATGTACCTGTAGATGTGCATTGGTCTGCTGTGCCTGGAAGAGATTCAGCATGGAAAGAACAGACTATTAGAAATACTAGTGAAGATCAATTTAGGGTTGAATTTGAAACCGAGTTTATTGGATCATCAGATACTCTTATTTCACCAACTATTCTTAGAAATTTAACTTTTAAAGATCCTATACAATCAACAGATGAAGGATTTTCTGTTTGGGAACAACCAAAAAAAGATAGACAATATTTTATAACTTGCGATGTAGCTAGGGGTGCAGGTAAAGATTATTCAGCCTTTACTGTTATAGACGTTTCAGATACTCCTTATAAGTTAGTAGCCAGATATAGAAATAACGAAATTTCATACTTATTATATCCGACAATTATTCATAAAATAGCCTTATTTTATAATGAAGCAATGGTATTAGTGGAATCCAATGATATTGGTGGACAAGTTGCTGATACCTTATATAATGATTTTGAATATGAGAATATGATTTCTTCAGCTGTTAAGGGTAGGTCGGGACAAATTATTAGTGCAGGATTTGCTAGAAATTCAAGTATGGGGTTAAAAACAACTGCACAAGTAAAACGAATTGGGTGTCAAACCTTAAAATCGTTATTAGAAGAAAGTAAACTACTAATATTAGATTTTGATACTATTTCAGAGTTGACTACTTTTATTGTTAGGGGAAAAAGTTATTCCGCTTCAGAAGGAAATAATGATGATTTAGTTATGACTTTAGTTTTGTTTTCGTGGTGCGTTCAGCAAAGATACTTTAAGGATTTGATGGACCAGGACATTCGGTTAAAATTGTATGCCGAAAAAATGAAAAATATAGAAGACGAAATCACCCCGTTTGGGTTTTTTGATGATGGTCAAATACAAACGGAATATTTTACAGACACAGACGGAACAGTTTGGGCGACCGATCCTTCAGATTCGAGAACAATTTTGTTGTGAAACTATCAAAATTATAAATACATTTAACAAAGAACACACTCAGACTGATTAAATTCGTTTAAGGAGAATAATAAAATGGCTTTTCAAGTAAGTCCAGGAGTTAATGTATCTGAGATAGATTTGTCAACATCAATAGCAAATCCGTCAGTCTCTGATGCGGCCATTGCAGCTTCCTTTTCTAAAGGACCTGTCAATGAAGTCACAACTGTAACTTCTGAAAAAGAGTTAGTCGAAATATTTGGCGAACCTGATGATAATAATGCTGCGAATTGGTTTACAGCAGCTAGTTTTCTTGCATATGCAGGTTCTTTACAAGTAATTAACACGTTAGATACTACAAATGCAAAAAATGCTGTAGATACTGGATCTGTAGTAAACACTTCTGATATAGGTAGTCCATCATTGTATGATGATGCTGCTGCTTCAATATTCAGCAGTGCTGCTGCAAATTGGATTGCGAAATCTGGTGGAACATTATCCAATAGTATTGGAGTTTCATTGGTTGGTACTGTAAATGGATGGTCTCAATCTATAAATGATGCTCACGATAATGCATCTGCTGCTATTGGAGATACTGATGTTACAGTAACTGATTCCACGAAATTTTTAGTGGGGGATTTAATTACCTTTGGTGAAGCTGGTGGTGATGAAGATACATTAAATGTATATAGAATAATCGCTATTCCTGATAGTACTTCTTTAACAATAAAACCTAAAGATGGTCAAATTGGAGAAGGTCTTAGAAAGGCACCAGCCGATGATGATGATATAAACAGAAAATGGAAATATCATGATATTTTTGATGCTGGACCTACATCAACTCAGTTTGTAATAGATGCTTCTGGAAATTTAAATCCGAATGATGAAATTCATGTTGTGGTTTATGACGCCGATGGTGGAATAACTGGTAAGAAAGATACAATTTTAGAAGTTTTTGGTAACGTTTCACTTGCATCTGATGCAGTTGATGAAAAGGGTGAATCCAATTATATTGGAGACGTTCTTAGATATAAGTCAAATTATATTTATTACGGAAAAAGTGGTCTTGACGGTATAACAAAAACTGGTGAATTAGCAAATACATTCGGTACTGCAGCTACATTTACTGGTGATCTTCCAACCGTTTATCGTTTGGCTAATGGTGCTGGGTCTGCTGCACAAAATAATGCAGATGCTGCTCGTCAATTAGGTTATGATTTATTGGCAGATGCTGATACTTATGACGTTTCCCTGTTAATAATGGGTGAATCCACAACACTTTAGCTAAATATGTTCATGATAACATTGCTTCTGTTCGTAAAGATTGTGTAGTTTTCTTTAGTCCAACGTTAGCAGCGGTTAATGGAGGTGCTACTGATTCTGCAAAAGCTACAGCTGTTACG